ATGACCAGCCAAGCCATCACCTCAGAAATTCAGAAGCTGGCCCCGAGCGCGGTCATCGAGCTCTTTGTGCTGGACCTGTCTCTCTTCAACGAGGGGGTGGTTCGGTTTCACGCGGGTACCAATGAGCTGCGCCGTCAGGTGGTCTGGCAGGGCAACACCTACGAGCCGTTTCCCATTCAAGCCGAAGGCTTCGAGTTCAACGGCAACGGTCAGGTGCCGCGCCCCAAGCTCAAGGTGGCCAACGTCACAGGCAGCATCACCGCGCTCATCCTGTCCTACCAGGACCTCGTGGGGGCTAAAGTCACCAGAAAGCGCACGCTCCTGAAGTATCTGGATGCGGTGAACTTTATCTCTGGGGCCAATCCGACAGCGGACGCCACGGCTGAATTTGCCGACGATGTGTATTTCATTGACCGCAAGTCGCGTGAAACCCGGGATGTGGTCGAGTTTGAGCTGGCGGCCGCTTTTGATCTGGAAGGGGTGTCTCTGCCCCGGCGACAGATCGTGCAAAACGTCTGCCCCTGGCTCTACCGTGGCTCTGAATGTGGTTACACCGGCACTGCTTACTTCAATGCCAATGACGAAACCGTGAGCTCACGAGCGCAGGATGCTTGTGGCAAACGTCTGATGTCCTGTCAGAAGCGCTTCGGGGCGAACGCCGAGTTGCCCTTTGGCGGGTTTCCTGCAGCGGGGTTGATCCGGTGATGCTCGAGACCAACCAGACGCTGGCGCTGTCCCACGCTGCTCGGGAGTTTCCCCGCGAGGCATGTGGTCTGCTCGTCATTCACAAGGGCCGGGAGACCTATGTCCCGTGCCGAAACATCGGCGTGGGGACCGATCAGTTTGTGATCCACCCCGAGGACTATGTGCGCGCCGACCAACTTGGCGAGATCGTGGGGGTGTTTCATTCCCACCCCAATCTGCGTCCTGACCCCAGCCAGGCTGACCGTGTGGCCTGTGAAGCCACGGCGCTGCCCTGGTTCATCGTGAGTTTCCCGGCTGCGCATTGGACCGAGTTGCAGCCGCAAGGCTATGTCGCCCCGCTGGTCGGCCGTGAATGGGCGCATGGCGTGCTCGATTGCTACTCGCTGATCCGGGACTGGTACGCCCAGGAGCGCGGCATTGACCTGCCCGATTTCGCACGCTTTGACGAGTGGTGGAAGCGCGGCGGGAATCTGTACATGGACAACTTCGCTGGCGCGGGTTTCCACGTGGTGGAGGCCTCCGACATGAATCCGGGCGATGTCCTGCTGATGCAGGTTGCATCGCCTGTACCGAATCACGCTGCCATTTACCTGGGCGACGAACTCATCTTGCATCACCTGCAGGGCAGGCTGTCCAGTCGCGATGTCTATGGCGGCTACTGGCAAAAGATCACCACCCACACCCTAAGACATCAACTTCTGAATGGTCACGATTCTTTTACTCGGTGAACTGGGCAAGCGCTTCGGGCGACGCCACAGGATGGCAGTGGCCTCAGCCGCTGAGGCTGTGCGCGCCCTGTGCGCCAACTTCCCCGGCTTCGAGCGAGAACTGGTTGCCTCGGGCGAACGTGGGGTGGGCTACCGGGTGTTAGCCGGGCGTGACGCCCTTAGCCTGGACCAGTTGCACGAGCCCAGTGGCCAGCAACGCATCACCATCGCCCCGGTCGTATCCGGGGCAGGAGGCAACGGTCTGGGCCAGATCCTCCTGGGCGCTGCCTTGATCGCGGTGTCCTGGTGGAACCCGATGGGCTGGGCCGCAGCAGGCTCGTTCCTGTCTCAGGCCACGCTGTATTCGGTGGGCACTTCGATGATTTTGGGTGGTGTGGCCCAGATGATTGCTCCAACGGCCAAGGCGCAGGATCCATCCGAGCGGCCAGGCAACCAGCCCAGTTATGTTTTCAACGGGGCGGTCAACACCACGGCGCAGGGCCATCCCGTACCCGTGGGTTACGGCCGCCTCATCGTCGGCTCGGCCGTGATCAGCGCGGGAATTGATGTGGACGAGATCGCAGTATGAACACCCCTGAGTCTGGATTGATCATTGGCTCAGGCGGTGGCGGCAAGGGTGGAGGCGGTAGCGCCCGTGTGGCCCAGGAAGCTCCGGACAGCCTGCGCTCCAAGGCCTACGCCCGAGTGGTGGATCTGGTCTGCGAAGGTGAGATCGAAGGGTTGGCTGCTGGCCTGCAGTCGGTATACCTCGACGACACCCCGATCCAGAACCCGGACGGCAGCTACAACTTCACGGGGGTCACGCTCGAAACCCGACCCGGCACCCAGCAGCAAAGCTACATCCCTGGCTTCTCCTCGGTAGAAAACGAGGTGGCCGTGGGGGTGGAATGCAAGGCCAACCAGCCGGTGGTGCGAACCATCAACGACCCGGATGTTGATGCCGTGCGCATCAAGGTCAGCATCCCGACCCTGACGCTGCAAGACACCACCAACGGAGACCTCAACGGCACCTCGGTCAGCTACGCGATCGACGTGCAGGCGCACGGAGCCGGGTATGTCCAGATTCTGGCCGACACGGTGTCCGGCAAGACCACCTCACGCTACCAGCGCAGTTACTACATCCCTTTAACTGGCACCGGTCCCTGGGATGTGCGCCTTCGCCGCATCACTGCCGATTCAACGCAGACCAGCCTGCAGAACAAGACGTTTCTGGAGTCCTACACCGAGGTTATCGAGAGCAAGCTGCGCTACCCCAACAGCGCCTTGATGGCCCTGCGGGTGGATGCCTCACAGTTCACCTCGATCCCTCGGCGCAGCTATGACCTCAAACTCCTGCGCGTTCGCATTCCCTCGAACTACTTTCCCGAGACCCGCTCGTATGCCGGGGTTTGGGACGGAACCTTCAAGGTGGCCTGGACGGACAACCCGGCCTGGTGTTTCTATGACCTGGTGACCAGCACCCGCTACGGGCTGGGCAGCTTCATCCCCGAGTCGCAGGTGGACAAGTGGGCGCTGTACCGGGTAGCCCGCTACTGTGATGAGCTTGTGCCCAATGGGCTGGGCGGCTATGAGCCGCGCTTCACCTGTAACCTGTACCTGCAAAGCCGCGAGCAGGCCTACAAGGTGGTGCAAGACATGGCCTCGATCTTTCGGGGCATGGCTTACTGGTCGGGGGGGGCCATCACCGTGACCCAGGACGCGCCGCAGGATGCGGTCTACCAGTTCACGGCCGCCAACGTCATCGGTGGCGAGTTCGCCTACCAAGGTTCATCCGCCAGGGCTAGGCACACCGTGGCTCTGGTTAGCTGGGTGGACCCCGATGATTTCTACCGCCAGAAGGTGGAATACGTCGAGGACATGGCGGGCATTGCACGCTATGGTGTGGTGCAGGCCGATGTGGTGGCCATGGGCTGCACCTCCCGTGGCCAGGCCAACCGGGTGGGCAAGTGGCTGCTGTACTCCGAGCAGTCCGAATCGGAAATCATCACCTTCCGCACAGGGCTGGAAGGCGCTGTTGTTCGTCCCGGCGATGTCATCAAGGTTGCAGACAGCAGCCGGAGTGGCCTACGCTTGGGTGGACGCATCGCTGCGGCAACCACGGTGAGCGTCACGCTGGATCAGGACCTTCCCGCCGGTTCGTGGCGCATCTCTGTGCTGCTGCCCACGGGTGCGGTGGAGGAACGCCAAGTCGGATCCCTCTCTGGACGCACGGTTGGTGTGACCAGTGCATTTTCCACAGCGCCTCAGGCGGGTGCCATCTGGGTGCTGGCCTCCACGCAGGTGGAAGTCCAACTGTTCAGGGTGGTTCAGGTTGCCGAGAGCGAGCCGGGCATCCACGAAGTGACGGCGTTGGCCCACAACCCTGACAAGTACGGTGCGATCGAGCAGGGTCTGGCCCTGCAGCCGCGAGACATCACAGTGCTTTCGAGCACGCCTGCAGCGCCCACGGGCTTGGTGGTCACCGAGAGCCTGTACCGAGTCAAGGACCAGGCCCTCGTGCTCATCCAGGTGGGCTGGGAGCAGGTCTTCGGCGCGCTGGAGTACCAGGTGAGCTACCGGGTCAATGGTGGCAATACCATCACCTTGCCCCGCGTCTCCAGCACCTATCTGGAGATTCGTAACGCAGAGGCCGGGGACTATGTGTTCACGGTGAGGGCGGTGGGCGTGTCCGGCAAGCTCGGAACCTCGGCCACCCTGAGCCAGGCCATCCTGGGCAAGTTGCAGCCCCCGGACGATGTGCAGGACTTTGTGGTCCTACGCCGCACGACCGATCTACTGCTGAGCTGGAGCGCCAACACCGATGCCGACCTGGCCGGGTACGAGGTTCGCGTTGGCACCGGCTGGGATGCTGGCACTCTGGTTGGGCAGACCGCTGGCACCCAGCTCGTACATGACCAGAGCGAATCGGGCCAGTACAACTACTTCATCCGGGCCTTCGACACCTCTGGCAAGTACAGCCAGCATGTCACCACTTTTCTGTTGACTCTGCTGGCGCCTGCTGCGGTGCGGCAGTTCGATGTGGTGCAGTCGGCCAACCGGCTGGAGTTTCGGTGGCTGCCCAATGCCGAGCCCGAGGTAGTGGCCTACGAGCTGCGCGAAGGCACGGCCTGGGACACATCGATCTTCATTGCCGAGGTCAAGTCCAGCAGCTTCACACTGCCCTCGGGTTTTGATGGTGAGCGCAGTTTCTGGATCAAGGCGATCGCATCGCCCGGCATCTATTCCGATGAGGCCACCTTTGTCTCTACCGTGGTGGCCCAGCCGCAAAACGCCAACCTGCTGGTCACCATCGATGCCCAGGCCACCCGGTTCCCCGGGGTGAAGCACTTTGCCTCGGTCGAGTCGGTCAACAGTGAGGATGTGCTTCGCATGGACAGTGGGGTGGCGCAGTCTGAGTACCTCTTCGAGGTGAGTCTACCGACCAGCTACCGGGCGCAGAACACGTTGCTGGCCAGCATCGGGGCCACTTTGGACGACCGGGAGACCTGGTCGACGGCCAACTACATCTGGAGCAGCAATGCGGCCAAGCGGCAGTGGACCTATGACGGTGCACTCAAGAGCATCGAGGCCCGGTTTCAGATGGCGCGTGAGGATGCGCTGCAGGCCGGAGAGCTCTATGGCTGGCGCCTCAACGGGGCGCTATCGGGGTATGGAAGCCCGGGTAGTGGTGAGGCCGTTGGCGTGAGCTATGGCGATGGGCGCTACGGCAGCGGGGTGCTGGTCAAGGACACGACCCGGGTTTCCTGGGCCGTGAGTATCCCCGGCATCTTCCATGTGAGCTTCTGGTTCATCCCCAACCAGATCACCACCTCGGTCATCTGGACAGCCACTGGTGTCGGGGTGAGCCTGCTGGTCGGCTTTGATGCGGTCACGGGCTCGTTCTTCCTGGAGGACCAGCTCTTCAACCGGATCGTGGTGCCATACCCCGTGAACGTCAGCGACCGGATCTGCCTGGGCGTGTGCCAGACGGCCACCGAGCGCAGGCTCTTTGTCGGAAAGATGGGCGGTGAGGTGCAATGCGCCAGCAAAGCATTGGCACCCACAGCCGGGTACACGGCACTCAAGCTTTATTGAACGGGGAATCCCCCAAACACGGGCGCTGCATCGCAAGGTGTGGCGCCCATTTCATTTGCAAACCCCAAAGAAAGGGAATGACCCATGATGGAAGAGGGCATGAGCATCAAAGGCTCGATTACGCTGGTGCTGGCCAAGCCCACGGGCGAGGTCGAAGTGGTCCACAAGGACAACATCATCGTCAACGGCGGCTTTGACTTCGTGGCCGACGCGATTGGCAACTCGGGCAGCCGACCTGGCGTCATGGGCTGGATCGCAGTGGGCACTGGCACCACCGCTGCTGCCGCAACGCAGACCGCACTGGTCACCGAAATCAAGCGCAACGCGGCCACTTACGCCCACACTGCTGGCACCAAGGTGTTCACCTTCACGGCCAGCTACGCGGCGGGCGACGCCACCGGGGCACTCACGGAAGCGGGCGTTTTCAATGCTGCCACGGCAGGCATCATGTTCGACCGGGTGGTCTTCCCGGTGGTGAACAAGGGGGTGGACGACAGCCTCACGGCCGTCTTTACCTTCACCATGAGCTGATCGGGCGCCTGAGATGGCCGAGACCGTCAACGTCTCCAGCTCCCCGGGGCCCAATTACAGCTGGTCCTCAGGCACGTTCACCTGGGGGAGTGCCACGGCAGGCAAGAACTGGTCAACGGCTTACCCTGCCGTCTACGCCCTGAGCGTGGCCACGGACCTGAGTTTTGCCGAGCTGGTTCAGAAACTGGGCATCAAGCGAAGTTCAGAGACCCTGGCCTTTGCAGAAAAGCCCAGTCGGGCGGTGACCCTCAGCAAGTTCGAGACCTTGAACTTCGTGGAGACCTACACCGACCTGATCGCCTTCGTGCTGCGTTTCGTGGAGTCGCTGACCTTCTCGGAGAAGTACGCCCGCTCCGGCACCAAGGCAGTGTTTGAGGTGTTTCAGGTGGCCGAAGGGCTGGCGCGGCAACTGGCCCTGCGCAAGTACGAAACGCTGGCGCTGGCCGAGACCTACACGGACCTCATTGCCTACATCCTTCGCGTCGCAGAAAACCTGAGCTTTGCAGAAAAGTCAGCCAAGGCCATGACCAAGCCGCAAGGCGAAAGCTTTGGCATGAGTGATGCGCTGGCCCGCTCGCAGGTCAAACGGGTGGCCGAAGCCTTCTCGTTTGCTGAAAGCCTGGGCCGAACGGTTGCTTATCGGTTGGCCATAAGCGAAGGCTTTGCCATCGCCGAGGCGCTGCGCCGGGCCCAGACCCTGAAGCTCAGTGAAGCCCTGAGCCTGGCCGAGCAGTACCGGCGCCGGGCCAATGGGGTGATCAGCGACATGATCGTGGCCAGCACCGAGATCACCGCGCAGGACTTCATGGACATCCTGGAGTCGGGCCATCCGCCCGGGTACACCAACTTCCGGGATTTCATCCAAGGCGACTACACCTACCAGCGAGCACTTTTCAGGGCGATCCTGACTTCGAGCAACGCGGACAGGGGCTACATCGATGGCCTGCGCGTCACGGTGGACGTGCCTGATGTGTTTGACCGGGGCACGGCGCAGGTGGTCACAGCCGCCAATGGCGTGACCGTGGTGTTCACCAGGCAGTTCCGCGTGGCACCTGAAGTCACGCTG